ATCTTTTCCGCGTTGACGAACTTCCTCCTTAAGGAAGTTTTTGAATAAACCTTGGTATGGTGTTTTTATCCAATAATCATAACTGTTTCTGAGCCAATCGGAGCCGTATTGTAAAAATACATCTCGCTTGCTAGACCACATGAGGGTATAAGGATACCCAGGACTGGTGGACCAGTCAAAGTTTGCAATAACTTCTTCATGTGTTGCCTGAGGCCTACGCATATAGGAAACCCACACACGATAGGCCCAGGAAGCAGCCTTATCCAGAACATTTTTATCAAATGAACCTTCAACGGCATCATACCTAGCAAAAGCTTTTCGATTATCTTCAGCAGTAAATGTTGGAACACCATACGTGTTCTTATTTATCGAAGCCAATGCACTTGCCATTGCTTCATTGGGCTTGAGACCTTTAGGATGTGAATTGAAGCCGGGTACGGTCCCTATACGGTTTATCGTGGACAAGAACGGCCACGACCCGGCTCTCAACCCTTGGATCTTAATTACTCGCGGTTCCCCTCCTTCTTCTGTGGGTGACCAGAAGAGGATGTCGGGGCCGCGAGCTGGGAGTTTCCCTGGTTCTGAGTTGGGGAATTGAAATCCTTCCTCAGCCACTCAAGGACAACCTCCGTGATGGGCAAAATGTAATTGTTTTCATTATCAGTAGCAATTTGCAGACCAATTAACTGTGTAGAATCTCCTGTGAGGAAAAGACCAGTTGAACAGTCACCAGGCTTTGTTGGAGCATCATGCATTCCAACCATGTCACCATTGTTGCGCAAGATGATTCCTTTGAAACGGCCAGTGCAAACAGCATTTTCATGGTTGTAAAGAACAACATCATGAGGGGTTGTTTGAACAGCAACTTGAACACTGTTTAAACCTTTACGATTTACCAAATGCTTCGGAAAAACCCAAAATTCGTCAACGCCAGTAGATATTTCGGCTCTAGGGCCTCCTGGTATCTTTCTTGCAAGTTCAAGAACTTTGGGGTTTGCCTCAGACATCAC